CTGAAGGTTTTATTTATAGAATTGGGCGTAGGGTATAACACCCCCGTAATTATTGAGTTTGGGTTCCATAGCGCAGTAAGAAAAAATAAGTCCGCAACATATGCGTGCGTGAACTTATTTCAGGCTACCGCGCCGGATGATATACAGAAACGCAGCATCTGCATCGATGCTGACTGCGGCCGTGTGATTACAGAATTGCTTATGAGTAAAAATAAATAGTAAGCACTTTATTGATATTATCACATTCAATTTTCTCGATAAGATCATGCGCGACAGAGACTTTCGTTTCCATATCTGTGTCTGACCGGAGAACAGAGAGTGCGGATAAGCATTTCTCCTGGAAGCCTTTCGGATCAAATTGAATAATTCCGGAAGACTTCTTTTTTTCTTCAAGAACATCAATGGCAGCAGTGATTCTGGTTTTGCTTTCGCGGTATTCATCTAAAGTATCTATTTCCTCCATGTATGCTTTCTTTGCACGAGTTAACTGACTGCGAAGCTTCTTGATTTCTGCATCATAGTCGATCTGATTTGCAGGTTTGGGAGTTACAGTTTTGAGAGTGCAGAGTATTTCCGGAACATCATATATTTTCTGTAGTTGTTCCAGAACATAACTGGCGGCAACGTCAACTTTAACAGAGAGGTTTTTGCATCCTTGGCCATTGACTCTGGAATTGCAACGATAGCGATCGGCGCGCCCACCACATCCACGACCGTAAGAGAGAGCCCCACCGCAGTAAGGACAGCGCATAAGCCCGGACAGCCAATGTACATATTTGTTTGTACTTCTGGCATAAGGCTTGCGCTTGGCTGCTCTCTGGGCGATGATTTCCTGAACAAGATTAAAAAGTTCACGACTGATAATAGCCTGATGGGCACCTTCGTATACGCCATGTTTGCCGTCCAGAGTAACCTCCAGCAATCCGCAATATGTTTTGTTGGTAAGTGCGTACATAAGTTGCGTATTGCTCCACTTAGAACCTCTTCGGGTTTTGACGCCTGCATCGTTTAATACGTCACAGATCTGCAAGTAAGGAACGCCATCAGCAACTGCCTGGAATATGTAGCGGACCCATTTTGCTTCTTCCTCTACGATCTCAAGCAGTCGTGTATTTCGGTTCAGGCGATAACCAAAGGGAGCGAAACCTAGATGCTCGTGCCGTTCGATAACTTTGGCCCGGATTCCGCGCTTGCTGTCTTTAGACAGCTTACGCAGATACAGTTCGCCGGATGCTCCATTAATAGCATCTATGTACAACTGCGCGCCCTCGTCCTCTACGATTGGCTCTGATACGGCAATGACAGAAACTCCGTGTTGCCGGATCATCTGTTTATATGTAAGGAATTCGACCATATTACGGGCGAAACGGTAACTGTCCCAGATCAGCAATGCCTTAGCTCCGGAACTTCCAGAAGTTACATCTTCGATCATGGAGAGAAAACCGGGACGCTTTGCGGCATACGCCCCGCTGATTCCGTCATCCGCATAAATTTTCACAATCACATAACCGTGATTCTTTGCCCATTCTTTGATAGACTTCAACTGATCATTTACAGAATATTCCTGATGATCAGTTGAAGCTCTTGCGTAGATTATAGCAGGTATCATAAGCACCAACCTTTCCAGCCCTTAAAAAAGGGTATAAAAAATACACCTTTGCAGGTGCCGGAAACTGTGCTATAATTCTCTTGTCTAGGGAGAAAATAGCACAGTGCCGATGCGCTGCAAAGATTTTCTTGAAAGCCGTCTCAGTACGCCAATACTGGGGCGGTTTTTACTATTTAGTTATAATCCGTTTGTGGAACCATTTCCGTAAATTTCAGCTTCGGAACTTTTTTCGCTATCAGAAAATGCAGCATTGGCTTTTCCTAATAGCTCATCACCTTTAAGCCATGCATAAGATATATAAACGCTTGATTCATCGCCGTAATCATAAGATTGGAGTGCGACAGCAGTATCATTAGCTCCGTACCAGCATGTATATCTTCCTTTTGCTAAATAATCAGTTGCATTATCATATGTATCGTCTGGTTCTCCATAGGTTTTCGAAAGTTTATCAATAAGATCAGAATACATTGATTCCAAGTCTTGAGGTTCTTCAAATTCATATTGTGCCCCATATAAAATCGTATTGTCATCACTAAGTGAAAAATCATTTTCAGTTGAATAAGTATAATAAAGATACATATTATATATAGGATATCCGGCAACGTCAATGTCTGGAGATACAGGCGGTATCGCATGAAAACAAACTGCACCATCATAACCTTCGTAATCCCCATACATTTTGCCTTTTAGTACATCATTAGTGCTGACTGCGCTTAATCCTTCCTGGGTATTTCCAAACAGATCAAATTCTGGAAGAAGTTTGCAAGTATCATTGAAATTTGTCCCCCATGGAATATCCCTGAAAGTAATTTCTTTGTCTGTCTGAGCGAAAACGGGTGTAGCGATAGATAAAGAAATTGCCAATGCTGAAATAAAAAATAATTCTTTTTTCATACAAAGACACTCCTAAATATTTTTTTAAAATGCGGAGTAAATATCCGGAATAAAAACAAAGTTTCTGCAAATAATATTTGCATGAAAATATTACTAGACAACATCATGTACAACAACAACATTTCGGTACGGCAGTTATCCAATATGACGGGCATCTCAAAGTCCACGATCAACAACATCATGAACGAGAAATATTCCCCTACATTGGATAATCTGGAACAGATCGCAAAAGCTTTAAAAGTAAGGATCACAGATCTGTTTGACTCCCCGTACAAATAAGTGTCCAGAATTCTGGACGATTGCATTGGGTAGCGTGATTATCGTGAGATCTCCTTCGTATTATAAGTGAAAGGAGGGATTTTCATGAATTCACCACCCTGAACTCCTCTTAAATGCTTGCTTCAAGCATACGACTGTTGTATAATAAAAACACAAACACACGTTCGGAAAAAGGAGGAGTTACATATGAACTACAAAGAAAAGATTTTACAGCTTCTCAATGGAATACAAGATGAAGAGATACTTGAATTTATTTATGAAGTAATCATAAGGCTGCTAAATTGAGAAAACGTTGGACTGAGGAAAAAGACCTCAGTCCTTTTCTTTTGCAACTTCTTCAGCTATTTTCTCAAGCAACTCCCATTCGCTTTCATCCAACCTTGACAGAGCAAGTATTAATCTTTCTTTAAAAGAATTCTTTTGCCCTTTAAACAGATCAGCTGTAAGCTGCGCAATTTCTTCTTTGCGGTTAAGCGGCTCGTCAGGATCGCCGATTCCGTGTAATAGCCATTCTTTTCTGACGTGATATTTTTCGCAGATGTCATTAATTAAAAGCTCACTCGGATTTCCCGTTCGCACCAATTTAGAAATGTATTGCTGAGAAACATTTAAAGATTCGCCAAAAGCAGTTTTGGTTTTTCCGGAACGTTCTAAAACAATACCAATTCTTTCGTTTATAGTCTGCATTTGATCCTCCTTTCTCTAAAACAAAGTATAGCTCACAAGATTATAGAAGTCAATATAAAAATACAACTAAGTTGTGAAAAAATAGTTGACAGCACAAAAGAGTAGTGATAATATACAACTAAGGCGTAACAAAATACAACAAGAAAAGAGGTGAAAACATGACCAAAAGAGAAAAAGAAATTTTAAGTCGCCTTTGCCAGATTATCCCAAAACTCCCAGAAACCAAGCAGGAAAGAATTCTGGGAGTAGCAGAAGGGATGAGTGCAATGAAAGAGCTTCAGGATCAGAAGACAGCATAAGAAAGGAGTGAGATGAAATGCCGATGATTGCAATATCCGTAATTGCATCGGCGATTACAGCCAAAATAGTAGCCACCTACTATTTTAAGAAAATAAATGGCTACGTGGAAGAAATGTGTGAAATGACAGAAAAAAATAACAACTTAATAAAAACTATTTTACACAAATTTCACGGAAGTTCTTAATCAGGGGGAGCGATATGAATTGTCCTACAGGAAAACCAGGAACTCCTGCATATGTAATATCTGCGGAAGAACGTTTGGCAAATATGGCAAGACTTAGTTTATATGGAAAATTAAATCTTGCCATCAAGAAGTGTAAAGCATATCCGTTTCTTATTCCGTATTACGGATTAAAAGAATTTATGAAGGAAACAGCATTGATACACCAAATAATTCAGCCATTTTCTGCAAGCCAGTATGTGCCTCTGTGGGAGAGAGTTCTATCCATTTTACTAAAGAATCAGAAAGCGAAAGACCAGAAGGGGGGGTGAATACAGTGAACAAGATATTTGTACCTCATGAACTCAAGACGATTGAGGTAGACACAGAAAAGAAAATCTTCCGTATCAATGGAGAAGATTTTGGAGATGGTTGTACAGGATTTTTGGTTAGTTGTACACCTGATAACTTCCGCATTGATATGGAGATAGACACGACAGTACGTTTCGCAAGCTATTCCGGTAAGGGAGCACTGAAAGAACAGGGAGAGTATGAATCTGAGTTTCCTTTAGTTGAGTCGCATAGATTGCCATAGAAAAGAGCTACATGAAAAAATCACGTAGCTCTTGAGACCTACTTCTTAGCTTCTTGATAGCCGTATTCAGTCAGATGTATGGACCCTATGATGTTATTCTTTACGACGATGCATCCTTCATTTTCTAGCTCGATTAAAACATTTTCGGGAAAATCAAGACAGAAAAACGAATCAAAAGAATTGCGTTTAGATGCGTCATATTCCTGAGCCATTTTTACAAGAAGTTGTTTGGCCTTATCAGTCATAGCATAAATCTCCTTTCATAATACTCGGCATGCCAGTGCCTGCATTACAAGAATAGAGATAATGCAGAAAAAATTCCATCGAAACCAGTCGATAGGTTATGAAAAAACTATAAACAAAAGATAAAAGAATCTAAACAGGAAAGAAGGGAAGATTATGAAAAAAACAGAGAAATGGCTTGTCCGGGCGGTTGGCGTGAGTTTTGCAAATGGCGAACGCCTGGAGAAACCACTGGAAGATTTTGCAAAAGCAGAATTACAGGAGATTGCAAAAAGAAAGAATCTTGAAGCTCTTGCCGCCGCTGGCTACATCCCAGTGGCAGAGCAGGCGGCAGTATAAGGAGAGAAACATGGAAAACAGAATATGGATTATCCGCTTTGCAGACGGAACGTCAGGAAGTTACCGGGGCGCCAAGGATGGAGCTGCTAAAATCGCAGAACTTAAGAAGGACCTCTATGGAGGTAACTTCGTGGTAGAGGGGAGGTGAGAACATGAAAGAACTCAACATCGCCCTCATTGCAGGGCAGATTATCATGCTCCTTCCGATCTGGAGCATAGAGACAAGACTGCAGTACATAACAACGTACGCCGGAATCACAACGATAATTTTCTTTGTACTCCTGGAACTGAAGGACAAGACAAAGAGAAAGAGCCATGCGGCTACCACCACCACACGGCTCAATGTTCGATAGAACAATATCAATAAAGTAAAGATACCACACATCAGTACAAAAATCAAGGAGGAATCAAGAAAATGGACCACAAAGAATTTCTGAAAAAGTTCAATGAAGCGGGAGATGATCCGGAAAAGCTGAACGAACTTTTAACCGAAAGAACACAAATGTACATAGATAAAATTCTTTCCTGTGTCAATCACAACCCAGCAGGAGACGCGCCGTTTATTTTGGCGGCACTGGAAGTTGTAAACACAGCGATCAGAGATAAAAGTGACCTTCCAGAAAAGTTTCTTGCAGAAACTCTTTTGGAAGGAACGCAATATGCCTACACAAAAAAAGAACATATAAAAGAAGAATAAAAAGGCTCGTGCGGGAACACGAGCCAACATACAAGGTGCTGTATGAGCCAAAAAAGCCTATACACATTATATCTCATACAGCGCCTGAACGTCAAGAGAACCAGGCGATGAGCCTGCTTATTTTTGACCTTTTTTCAAGGGAAAACATCCCTTTTTAGACCCCGATAAAGATATTAAAGTTAGGACCAAAAGAGATGGCTGTAAGGAGAAATGAGTACACATTCAGAAATGGAGATGTAATAGACAGGATAGAGTTCCACGATGGAAACTATGGTGCTCCGGGGAAGAAAAGAAAAAAGAAGAAGAAGCCTACCAAAGAAGATATGCAAAAAGTCAACTCTCTGAACAAGGCAAGAAGAGCCAGACAGAGAATGTTGGAATATTTTTCAATGGATGATATATGGGCAACTTGGAGTTACCTTCCAGAGAACAGACCGGTCAGCATGAAAGTAGCTGTCGATGACTTTGGCAAAGCTATGAAGATCGTAAGGCGGGAATACAAAAAAAGAGGGAGAGAGCTTTTCTGGATTCGAAATATCGAAAAAGGAACCAGAGGAAAGTGGCATATCCATCTCGTGATCAATGCGATCGAAGACACCCCTGCGATCCTTATGAAAGCCTGGAAAAAAGGCGGAACATGGAATACCAGGATCAAAGACAGCAAATTTTACGATGCGGACTTCACGTTGTTAAGCAACTATGTAACAAAGGACGAGCATACAAGAGAAGTCAAGAAAGACGGAACTCTTGCGAAGCCTCGGATTGCAGAAAGCAGTTACAACACAAGTCGCAATATGCCGCTTCCGGATCCGGATGTAAAAGATCTGGTGCGCTGGCAGAGAGATCCGAAACCGAAAAAGGGATATTACATAATCAATGCGGTTGAGGGAATCAACCCGAAAACAGGCTACAAATACAGAAGATACACAATGATCCGTCTTAACCCTAAAAGAAAAATAGGCTGGATTAGTGCGGATACAGAGAGATTGCAGATTTGAGAGGAGCAGACATGTGGAAGGTAGACATCTATTTGGAAACGGACAGCACGTTCCAAGGTAAGAAACATCGAAGATGCGGGTATGTTCTTGCTACACAGCTGCGAACCGGAGAGAAAACGAAGGGCGGCTTTGGATATACAGAAGGAACATATCATCAGGCAATCCTTAAGACCCTTGCAGAAGCCTTTTTCCGTATGAACAAACCGGCGAGATCTGCGTTCATACGCAGGACCCATATGTCAATAGCAGACTTCTCAAGCTGGATGAGATGGCAGATGCAGGATGGCGTAACTCAAAAGGAGAACTGATAAAGAACGCTGCGGGATGGAAAGAAGTCCACGAACAGTTTCACCAGCACTTTCCAGAGTCACACAAGATATCCACAAAGCGTGGAAAACATTGCTATTCCATGTGGATAAAGGAGCAGTTGAAAACAAATGAAGAATGTGAAAGACCTATGGGGCCAAGGATGGAGTCTGCGCCCGGATCAGGATCCAAGGACAATGGAGTACCTGGGAACAATAACCCATCAGGGCGTTAACTATAAATATTACAAAAACACAGAAGGAGAGATTTTATATGACAGCGAACCAGAAGGCGGAAAACCAGACTGGATGCTCCACGCCGACAGAGCAGCCAGAAAGCGGCATGGAATCTATACTCAATGAGTTACAGACCTACGTCTGCGGCCAGATCTGCGGAATCTCGGACAAACTCACAGAAGACGAGAGAAAGCAGTTCTGCAGAAACTGCAGGTTTGACGATCTTGTTGATCAGATCATAGAAGAACATGAAAAATAATATCAAAGGAGAAAAGAATATGAGAACAATATCAATTATCAACCTGAAGGGCGGCGTGGCCAAAACCACGTCCAGTATCAACATTGCCTACATCCTCACCCAGAGAGGATATAAAGTCCTTTTAGTGGACAACGACAAGCAGGGAGACTGCTCTCGTGGATTAAACCGCCGCACCATAGACGGAGACGGCATCGACCGTATTATGCTGGATCGCCATCCGGATATGGAGAACCTGATCCACGAAACGGACTATGAAAATCTGGACATCATCACTGCGAATCTCGGACTTTTGACGGCGAACATGGAAGTCACCATGGATCACGTCCGCCCACAGCAGAACCGGTTGAAGAAAGCATTGCAGCAGGTATCCGACCGTTACGACTTCTGCGTAGTGGACAATGCTCCGGACATCAACGTGTCAGTCATTAATGCCCTGACGGCAGCAGAGGACGTTCTGATCCCGATCGAGGTGGACGATAACACCATGGAAGGCATGAAAGAACTTCTGGAGCAGATTGAAGAGGTCAAAGAAGAAGTCAATCCGGACCTGAAGACTGTAAAATGCTTTATCACGAAATACCAGAAGCGAAACGAAGCGCACCGCCAGGGAGCCGAGATTGTAAAAAAATGGTACCCAACCATGGAAACAATGATCAGATTCTCTGTGGTGGTTGCCAAGAGTACATTTGTTAGAACCCCAGTGACTTTGTACAGCCCGCGTTCGGCGGCAGCAGAAGACTACGAGAAGCTGGTCACAGAGTACCTGAATATGATTGGAGGTAACGAGAATGGCGAAATTTGACCTGAAAGGGATTCTCTCTCAGGAATCAAGAAAGGAAATGGACCTTCCGGAACAGAGGATCGTCTACCGCAGCCCCGAAGATCTTCTTCCGGACAAAGAGAATTTCTATAACACAGAGGACATTGCGGATCTTAAGGAATCAATCAGATCATTAGGGCTTCTTCAAGCCCTCCTGATTGAAAATAGGGATGACAAAGACTACATCATTGCTGGCCATCGCCGCCAGAAATGCTGTCTGGAGCTCCTGAACGAAGGAGACGAACGTTTCCGGAAAATCCCTTGCGTCTACACGGTAGGAACCAATATGGACGTAGAAGACGACGACATCACACGCCAGATTAAGCTCATCCAGGCTAATAGCTACCGTAAAAAAACAGCTTGGGAAGAAATGACCGAAGCCCTCAAGATGGTAGATCTTGTGCAGGAGCTCCGCAAGAAGACGGAAATGGAGGGCAAAAGTAGAGACATTGCAGCAGGCCTGCTTGGAACCTCGTCCACTCAGATTGGACGTTATAAGAGCATCCAGACAAACCTCTCAGATGATCTCATGACAGTATTCAAAAGGGACAGTATTAGCCTTTCGGTGGCAGCAGAACTCGCCGGCCTGAAACCAGAATATCAACATCAGGCCTATGAGATATTCCGGAGAGACGGGGTAATCTCCATCAACGATGCAAAACTTCTGAAAGCCCGTCAGGAGCAGGAAAAAGACATTCCAGGGCAGATGACCATAGAACAGGCACTGCATCCCGCAAAGCCGCAGGAAATAGCAACAGCCATTCCAGTAGACACACAGATAGATCGGTTTTTCGAAGCTTTGAGAAAGAATGTCTCCACCTACATTCTCCAGAATAACCTGAACATGACCATCTACATGCTCAGTGCCCTGTATGGTTCAGTACGTGTCCGAAACGGACACCTCAATTACCAAGGACAGAAAGAGGGAATCCTCTTCAACGGCGGTTCTGATCAGGAAGAACTGGTTCTGTGGAAAGACTTCTCAGAACGGCTGATCAAAAAATACGGCAAGAAGCAGAAACAAGTCAAGACAGCATCTGTGGTCGAGGAAGAACCAGAGAACAATATGCTAGGACCGGCAAAATGTATCACTGGGCAGTCTGGATCCGGACAATGCGGAGCAGCCGCTTATTGCGACAAGGGATATAATTGTTGCGCTCAGTGTCCAGATGACTGCAACGGTCGTTGCGGTTGGATAGAGAGCTGCCAGCCGGCAGCAGAACTACAGGACAAAAAGCAGCGCGATTTTGTTGAACTCACCGAAATCGAGGAACATATTGTTGAGGACAACAAAACGTTTGACTATATCGAGGATCCTGAAACTACACTCCCGGAAAACTGGCCGGAATACCTGAAAGACATTCCGATACCGACAGAAACTGCACTTGCATCTTACCTGTACGATCAGGAGAGAGATCTTAAACAGATTCTGGATATCGAAAAAAAAGAACCGGGATTACCGCACATGACGATCATGCAGCAGCAGATGGTAGTGGCTGGACTCAGGATTTTGCAGAATTATATCGAGAATACAAAAGAACCAGAACAGCCACCTCTCCCAGAGATGAAAAACAATGATCAGCGCAAAGAATGGTTAAGAAACTACAAGTCCTGGGGACTCTGGTACACAGATCATCATACCGGAGTCAGATACTACAAATACGACTTCCAGAACGGAGCACGCCTGATTGCAGAGGAATATGATCCGGAACCACAAAAGAGTAGTTGGTGGGTACCAACAGAATCCTGCTATATGCATCTTGTAGGCGGCCCAGAACCGACAAGCAAAGATAAGATTCCGAAATGGACGTACCACGCGAAATACAATAGATTCCCGAACTCAGAAACGGAACTTGTCGAATTCTTGAAGGAGGTCCAGAAATGAGCAAACTTGATAAATATATGCAGGGACGCACAGAGGGAATGGAATTTGCCCTCCGTATCGTAAAAGACAAAGGAATAGAAGAGCTTGAGAAAGAAGTCAGATTTCGCCAGAGCAGCGGAATAAGCCTTAACGTAACACGCCAGGAGCTGAATGCCGCAAGCAATAAAATCAAAGATATGACGTTAGATACATTTACATTGCTTTCTATTGCCTGCCTTTGTGATTTGTGGGGCTTCGGCAAAAAAAGATGTCAGCGATACATGGACAAGATGGCGGAAGGAGCACAGTATCTGATGGATGATCTGGCTACCTGGGAGGATTACAGGAAAGCTGTGCAGGACAGATTGGGATTTGAAATTAAGATAAGGTGGAATGATTGATGCAGTTGCAAAAAAAGGTGTCCGAATCGGACACCAAAGGAGAGAAAGAAATGCAGAAGATTATAGAAGAACTGGCAGGATACATCTGTGGAAAGATCTGCCAGAAACCAAGCGAGATCACAGATCAGGAAGAAATGGAAGAATACTGCAATGGAGTATGCCAGTTCCCTACCCATCTGTGCAACATCATGAACCAGTACAGCAAACGCAACGATTCCGGAAACAGTGAATTGTACGAAAGTTTGAGAAAATACCAGAACATTGTACTGTGCAAGGAATGCCAATACGGAACGCATGTGAAAGAAACAAATTCAATCCGCTGTGAACTCAGCCAGGGCTTAAAAGGAATCCTGGACGGGAATGACGGCTGTAGTTACGGAAAGAGGTGTCCGAATCGGACACTTAAAAACAAGAGTGCTATCTAAAATCCATATAGATCAACAGGGAGGTGCCTGTTACACCTCCCGGAAAGGAGCTTCGGCATGATGTATACAAAAGAGATGCAGACCAGAAAGAAGAAAAAGAGAATGAAACATCCCAAAAGCCTACTCCATGAAAAAAATGGGACATGCTACCTGTGTGTGCAGTTAGACAACAACCGCAAGAAATACCTTCCACTTTTCCTGGAAAAACACCACATTTTCGGAGGCCCAAACCGAAACAATTCAGAAGAATATGGTCTTGTAGTCTGGCTATGCATGGATCATCACACAATGAGCCCACTAGCAGTCCATAACTGCCCTGAAACCGCCCTTGTGATGCACCAGATCGGACAGAGGGCATTCGAAGAAACACATAGCCGGCAGCAGTTTATAGACATTTTTGGAAAAAGCTATTTGTAGGAGAAAAAATGGAAATTAAGAATCTGAAAATATGGCCAAGAAAGAAAAGTGACAGAGGCGGATACGCCTGCATGCCGCTGAAAAGAAACGTACCAGAGGGAAAGAAAGGATGGAAACTGACAACCTGTCCGGAATGCGGAGCCTTGTGCTGGAAGACGCCTCTTTTCGAAAGCATCATGCAGACAGGAGCCATTCCGATGTGTACCATGTGCGCACTTAAGAAAGGACCATGGAAATGAAAGCAGATAGAAAAAAGATAGAGATCATTATGGCCAGAACCGGAAAGAGAAGAAAAGACTTGGAAGTTAACATTGCACCATCCACAATGCAGAACATAATCAAAGAAAAAGAAGTCTTACCTGACACGATCGGAAGGCTGGCCAGAGAACTCGGAGTAGACATCACAGAAATACTCAAGGAGGAGAGAAGAAATGACTAAATGCTGTGCGAGCCAAAATGGTATATGCAGAAACTATATACTTTTTGGCACGAAATGCGATGGCTATAAAGAAAAATGCACATTAAAACCAGCTTACATCACTCTTGAACAAACAGCAAAGAAATACCAGCATACTGTAAGAAAAATGTTTGGAGTAGAGGAGTGAAAATCATGAAAAAGATAGAGTTGGATCGCGAAGTTCTCGAATCATGCGTTAAAAGAGGATTATCGCAACTTGAGATGGCAGTAGAACTCAATACGTCACAGGCGGTTGTTAATGCACGCCTGCGAGAATACGGCCTTCAAAGCAAGGGTGGCAAAAAAAGCAACTGTGATCTGGAACAGCTCAAGAAACTGTTGCTTCAGGGGCGCACATCCAAAGAGATTGCAGAATTTTTTCATGTGGCTCCATCCACAGTAGGACTCTGGATCAAGAACAACAATCTCCAGGGATACAAAACACCATTACCAAAAAAACGCTGCAACACCTGCAGATACAGAGAAGCCAGTAAAACCGCAGGAAATTGCGATTATCTCAGAAAAGTCGGTCACAGCAGAGGATGCCCGGTATTGGGCTGCACAGAATATGTCAAAGATGACCGCTTGAAGAAAAGAAGGAGAAAGAAAAATGCAGAGTAAAGAAATTGTTGATTTTTTAAAGAAAGCCAAGAGAACCGGTGATATGGTTGGAATCTTACCTGATTCGACCATATCAAAAGATATTATCAAATACCTTGAAAAACTGGAAAGATACAAAATTGCAGAACAGCAGGGCTTATTGGTAAAATTGCCTTGCAAGATAGGGGATGCCATATACCGCATGACTCCGGAAACCTTAGTACCGATTACAAGGGATATCATTATGCAGATAACCATTTGTGATGGTTTCATCCTTTTACACGGAGAGGCTATCAGCGAAATAGATGCCGCAGAAATCGGAGAGACTGCCTTCCTCAGCGTGGAAGAGGCAGATCGGAAGCTGAAGGAGCTGACCAAATGAACAAGAGACAGAAAAAGAAGCTCTATCGTAAGAGAGTAGGCTGCAATCCACCGAAACAGATGAGATATCGAGGAAGATTATATCATTACATCATTACAGGAGACACAGGACAAACAATGCCTGCACTTAGCACTACACTTCTGCAAATGCCAAAGTATGAGTACAAAGGAAGATCGTTTAATACACCCGCAGAAGTACTGATAGCATATCTGGAAGACATATTAAAGCCATTTGAAGAAATAGCACAGAAACTCACCCAGAATCACTCAAAAGAGGATGATCAGTATATAAGCAACACAGAAAACACGGTCAACACAGCAAGAACATTATCCAGACATCGTAGGAAATAAGCAAAAGGGGGCAACACCATTGGATCACATGACGGAAGAACAGAAAAAAGCCTTTCAGGAAGAAAACGAAGAAAAAAAGAACTTCCTGAATTCATACAAAAGAGCAGCCAAAAAAGAAAAACGTATTCTTGAGAAGATTCAGGAATTGAGAATGAATAAAATGTTTCCGTCCGTGATTAACGATGGGATGCCCCATGGCAGCAGTCAGGCAGGATTGGAAGAATACATAGAAAAGCTGTCGGAGTGCCAGGAAGAACTTAAAGAAACACGTTTGGAAAAAGCCGTATGCAAAAGAAAAATTGAAAAACAGATTTTCCAGTTAAAGGATGAAAATGAACAGAAGGTACTGAGATTACACTATCTTAACAAGATGATCTGGAGCGACATAGCAGATGAAATGGTTTACAGCGAGAGACACATTCACAGAATCCACGCATCCGCTCTCAAAAACTTAAACATGTCATAGTATGTCAGTGTCAGTTATGATAATATGTAACATGAACAAATTGGGTAAAGCCAAGATGTTTATTCCTTCTAACGCGATAAAAAAGCAGAGGTTATTGTTTATCCTGGGATCAAAACCGAAAAGCATACCGGAACATAGCTCGGCGGTAGAGCAGCTGGCTTATATCCAGTGTGTCGATGGTTCGAACCCATCTGTTCCGACTGGGTAACAATACCCACTTATACAATTTTCTCCCCTTATGAGGCATCCCGGCAGCAGTTGAGATGCCTTTTGATATGCAGGTGTCCGAGTCGGACACCTTTTTCTGCGCAAAAATGGAACGACTGAGAGGTGGTGAGGCTTGCCAAGGGCACCGGATGAGAAAAAAATAAAAGCCAGAGAACTATTTGATAAAGGTCTAAAATTAATTGAAATAGCAAACCAGCTCGAAGTTCCAGAAGGGACTATTCGCAGCTGGAAAAATAGATACAATTGGGACTGCAACGTTGCAAAAGAAAAATGCAACGTTGCAAAAACAAAAAAGAGAAAAAAACAGCCTAAGGAAGAGCTGACGACAGACGAAGTTAATCAGGTGATAGAAAATCCTGAATTAACAGACAAACAGCGGCTTTTTTGTATTCACTATATCCGAAGCTTCAATGCAACAAAAGCATACCAGAAAGCATATGGATGCAGCTATGAAAATGCGATGCAGAATGGCAGCAGGATGCTGAGAAATGACAAGGTAAAAGAAGAAATCATAAGATTGAAGCAGAATCGCCTGAATCGAGAACTACTTTCCGAGGAAGATATCTTTCAGAAATACATGGATATAGCATTTTCAGATATTACAGACTATGTGAAATTTGGAACTGAGGAAGTTCCCGTAATGGCTATGTATGGACCTGTGCAAGTCCAGGATCCGAAAACTGGAAAGAAAAAAACACTTACGGAAACTGTGAATATGATCCATTTCAGGGATTCATCAGAAGTAGACGGATCTATTATAGCCGAAGTGAAGCATGGAAAGAATGGATCAAGTATTAAACTTGCTGATCGGATGAAAGCCTTGCAGTGGCTGACTGATCATATGGATCTAGGAACAGAGGAGCAGCGTGCCCGGATCGCACAGATGAAGGCACAAACGGATAAACTTACCGGCAATAACCAGGAGATTGAGGACTTGGACGATATAGAAGGCGAGATCTATGGCAGCAGTGAATAAATTTACCAAAAAGAAAACTATTTTATATCGTTTTTCTGAGAAACACAAAGAATACATCCGCAGATGCAGGGAGTGCTCTTACAATGTGGCAGAAGGAGCCGTTCGTGCTGGTAAGACAGTTGATAATGTCTTTGCTTTTGCACATGAGCTGAAGACCACCCCAGACAAGATCCATCTTGCAACTGGATCTACAATGGCAAATGCCAAAATGAACATTGGTGACTGTAATGGGATGGGGCTTGAATGGATCTTTCGCGGACAGAGCCATTGGGGAAAGTACAAAGATAATGAAGCGTTATTCATCAAAGGCCCGGCAACCCATAACAGGCAGAAAATCGTAATCTTTGCAGGTGGAGCCAAAGAGGACAGCTACAAGAAAATCCGTGGTAACTCCTATGGTATGTGGATCGCGACCGAGATCAACCTTCATCACGATAACACCATCAAAGAGGCATTTAACCGACAGCTTGCGGCAAAGAGATTGAAAGTATTCTGGGATCTTAACCCGGATAATCCGAGAGCTGCTATTTATTCTGAATATATCGACAGATACCAGAAACAGCAGGAAGAGAATAATTTTCCGGGCGGTTACAACTATATGCACTGTACCATTTATGACAATATCAACATTACCACAGAACGTTTGCGAGAGATTGAGAGCAGATATGATGTTAACTCAATCTGGTATATGCGGGACATCAAAGGAATGCGCGTTGTTGCAAATGGCCTGATCTATCGCAGATTTGCAGATGACATCAGCACCAGGAAGCTTGGTTTTGCTATGAAAGAGAAACCGAAGGATATCATGGAGATCAATCTAGGCATTGACTTTGGAGGATCTGGCTCAGGACATTCTTTTACAGCAACAGCGATCACAAGGGGATTTCAGATGGTTATTCCTCTGGCATCTGAGTGGATCAGCTGCAAAGATGAAAGTGGGAATCCGATAGAGATCGACCCGGATATGCTGGGCAAAATGTTCTGCAACTTTGTTCAGAAAATCTTGAGCCGGTATGGATATGTGACAGTAGTCTATGCAGACAGTGCAGAGCAGACTTTGATCGCAGGAATACGCAGCAGTCTAAGAAAGAATGGTCTTGGCTGGATCAGAGTGGAGAACGCATTGAAGACGGAAATCAATGACCGTATTAATGCGACTTTGATCCTGATGGCACAAGGCCGTTTCGCTTATATGGACGGAGAATGTGACAGCATTGTAAATGCTCTGTGTACTGCAGTCTGGGATCCGAAAGAATTGACAAAGAATGTAAGACTTGATGATGGAACCAGTGATATTGACTCACTGGATAGCTTTGAATATACGATTGAGCGGCAGATCAGTCAGCTCATCAGGTATGGGTGATTAACATGAATTATACAAAAATGTATCAGGCATTGCGGAAGATCCTGGATAAGGATGAGCAGATTGATTATGCCATGAGTAACAGGACTGCAGCACATATAGAACTGTGGTCAAAAATGTACGAAGATATGTCGCCGTGGCTTAATAAAAATATACAGAGCGCAGGAATTGCGGCAACGGTATCGGGAGAGATTGCCAGGCTGACAGTACTGGAAGTGAAGAGTGAAGTATCAGGAAGTGCAAAGGCGACATACATCAATAAGTTTTATCAGAAGGTGATTGAGAAGCTGAGAACACAAATCGAGTATGCAAATGCAAAAGGCGGCCTTGTTTTTAAACCGTATGTAAATGCAGACGGTATATCAATTCAGTACATCCAGGCGGATAACTTCTTCCCACTGGAACTTGATACGGAAACGATTACAAAATGCGCGTTTCTTGATCAGTTTCGGAAAAACAATGAAATTTATTCCAGAGTAGAAATACATTCCCTGAAAGATGGGATGCTGAACATTCGAAACAAAGCGTTTGTTTCTAAAACAGAGGGAATGATCGGAACAGAAATTCCTGTAGGATCTGTTGCACGATGGTCTGAACTGGCGCAGGAGATTACTTTTTCAGGAACAGATAAACTGCCATTTGGCTATTTCAGAGTACCGCTTGGAAATAATAAAGATGCAAACAGTCCTTTGGGAGCATCAGTATTTTCAAGAGGAGTGGAACATATCCAGGAAGCTGACAACCGATATTCTCAGATCAACTGGGAGTATGGAAGTAAGGAAACAGCCATTCATATCGCACAGAGTCTGCTGAAATATCGGAAGGACACAGATAGTTTTGAATATCCTGCCGGAAAGCAAAGGCTATACAGGGCAGTTGAATACAATACAGGACCGGTTGATAAGCCTTTTATGGAAGTGTTTTCACCAGAGATTCGGGACGAATCTTATTTTAATGGATGGAACCATCTCATGAGGCTGATAGAATTTGACTGTAATCTGGCTTATGGAACAATTTCGGATCCAAACAATACAGATAAGACTGCAGAAGAGATAAAAGCCAGTAAACAGCGTTCCTATTCTTTTGTACAGAGCTGTCAGACAGCACTGCAGCATGCCTTGGAAGATCTGGTGGATGCAATTTCATTCTGGTGTGATCTGTACCATCTCTGTCCTTCAGGAAACTACCAGACATCCTTTGACTGGGATGATTCTATTGTAACAGATGTGGAATCAGAAAGGCAGTCAGACAGGTTAGATGTTGCTATGGGAGCAATGTCCCTTGTGGAATACAGAATGAAATGGTACGGGGAAACAGAAGAGCAGGCAAAGGCAGCAGTACAGCAGCCAGAGGATACGGTGATTGAATGACCCAGGGGGAAATCGAACAGCTGACTGTAAAGACCGAGAATATCTTTTCCGAACTGGAAATCCGGATCATGTCAGATATTGCCCGGAGGATAAAAGAAAACGGCGTATCCACAGCATCGGCAGACTGGCAGATTAGTAGACTGCAGCAATTGGGAATGTCTGAGAAGCAGATCCGTACATGGATCCAGAAAGCCCTGGAAGCGTCAGACAAGGAAATGGATCACATATTCTCTGATGAGGCATACAGAGAATATTACGGTCATGCACGGGCATATAAGCTGGCAGATCTGGAGCAGATTCCTTTCGAACAGAATACATTTCTCCAACAGTTGCTTGAAGTAACAAAACAGCGGCTGAAAAGTGAATACAGGAACATCGCCGGTTCTATGGGCTTTGCAATCAGGGATCCTGCAACTGGAAAGATACGATCGGCTCCATTGATGGAGTATTACAGATCTACGCTGGACAATGCAGTGATGGACATTCATTCAGGAGCTTTTGACTACAATACAGTCCTGAGACGGACAATCAACCAGATGACTGCGTCCGGGATCCGGTACATAGAATATGATTCCGGACACCGTGACAGGGTAAATGTGGCAGTCAGAAGGGCTGTACTGACAGGGTTCCGGCAGGTACAGGGGAAGATCAATGAGCAGGTGGCAGCAGAGCTTGGTACAGATCAGTACGAGGTAAGCTATCACGTAGGTGCACGTCCGACACACCAGCCCTGGCAGGGTAAAGTTTGGAGTATGCAGCAGTTAAAAGAAGTGTGTGGCCTGGGCGAGATAACAGGGTTGAAAGGAATAAACTGTTATCATGATTACAGGCCATTTCCACCAGGATCTGTAAGGACTTATACAGATAAAGAACTCACACAGAAGCTCAAGGAGGAAAATACCCCAAGGGAATATAACGGAAAACAGTACACCACTTACGAAGCCCTTCAACAGCAGAGAAAGATGGAAAGGGGAATGCGAGCACAGCGTCAGAAGATCAAACTTCTTCAGGAAGGTGGTGCAGATCCAAACGATATCATTCTTGCGAAAGCAAAATATCAGGGACAGATGCAGACTTACAAAGATTTCTCTGAAAAGATGAAGCTTCCAGAGCAGAAAGAACGGATCATGCAGGATGGACTGAGGGGACATTTCATGCCGACAAAGGCAGAGCTTGAGAAAATAACCCCTTCGACATTGAAAAATGCGGCTGGGCAGGATATAATTGAAGTTAAGAAAACTACTCTAACTGGAAATCCTAATAGTATCACTCAGTTAACTGGTAAGAAAGGTGGAATTGAGAGAAATTATTATGATGAAAATGGTAGACAGTATAAGCAGATTAGCAATAATAATCATGGAAATGCTAAAATGCATCCATACGGTAAAAACGGAGAACATGCCCATGATTATAAGTATGAAGACGGAAAATTAATTGGTCGTCCAACCAGGGAATTGACAGAAAATGAGAGAAAGGAGAATGAAGATATATTATGACTGCAAAAGATTTAAGAGATAGAATTAACAGTATATGCACGCATGTTCTGTTTGACTATAATGGAAAAGAGTGTGGCGTGGATCCGTTTAATGAGAAACATTTTGATATGTGGTGTGGAGATGATTTTATGGAAGCTCACAGTATTGATGAAGTAATGAAAGCTCCATTCTTTGAGGGAAAGGCTCTGGAGGACATTGTTAATCAGCTTGAAAATGTGGAGGGTATGTAAAAATGCATGGTCCTAACTTTGTTTTGTGCCCTTTGGTGGATGAGAATATAGAGCCTATTGACTGTATTGAAAATTCGGATGCAGTAGATGGGATCATTAAGAAAGAAACAGTTCCGAAGAGGTTTAAAAAGAAACCGAATTGGGAAGTGATATGTGAAAAGTGTAAATGGCATGGGTATTGATACCACCACCAGCAGTGGCAGGTGGTATTTTTGTACCCATTTTAAGCAGTTGCGCTGGCGCAACAGGGAGATGACCAAACTTCTCGGGGCTGTCCGTTAAACAGCAGGTAAGCACACAGAGAAATCTGAGGTGCTATTTTTATGCTTTTCGTCAGCTGATCAGACGTAAAATAGTCGGATGATCGTGGCTCACACACGTAAACCAAGAGTAGAAAGAGAGATAAAAGAATGAAAAGAGAAGATTTAACAGCAAAAGGACTTACAACAGAACAGATTGATTTTGTTATGGCGGAATATGGAAAGGAAATCAATCCTTTAAAGGCAGAGAGAGATTCTTACAAGAATCAGCTGGACACAGCACAGGCTTCTTTGAAGGCTATGGAGGGAATTGATGCAGCGACTCTTCAGACGAAGGTTACTAACCTGACAGCACAGCTTCAGGGCAAGGATACTGAGATTGCAAAGATCAAGGCTGATTATGAGTTTGATGCCTCTGTGAAAGAAGCCATCCGCAAGGCATCTGGCCGAAACGAAAAGGCGATTATGGCTCTTTTAGATACAGATACCCTGAAAGCGTCCAAAAACCAGGCTCAGGATATCGAGACAGCAATTGCAGATCTGAAGAAGGAGAATGATTATCTGTTCCAGCAGCCGTCCACGATTCCGCGTGTGGTATCTTCAACCACAGGAATCAATAACGATGCACAGACTAAAAAAGAGCAGGCAAATGAGGCACTGAGAAGTCTGCTCGGAAAAGGAGAGTAAAGAATGGCAGTAAATATTACAAACAGAGCTGACGCAGAGGCGATCATCCGTGAACAGATTGTATCCAATATTTTTCAGGATGCACCGAAAAACTCTGTATTTATGGGGATGGCAAAAAAACTTCCGAACATGACCAGTAACCAGACCAGAATCCGCGTGTTGGATTTCCTTCCAACCGCATACTGGGTAGATGGTGATACCGGAATGAAACAGACTACCAGACAGGCCTGGGATAATGTGTACCTCACAGCAGGAGAACTTGCAGTTATCGTACCTATTCCGGATGCAGTTATTTCCGATGCGGAATTTGATATTTTTGGTGAGATCACACCACGTATCATGGAAGCAATCGGGCAGAAAGTAGATGCAGCAGTTATTTTTGGTGACAATCGCCCAAGAGAATGGCAGGCAGATCTTATCACCCTGGCGAGACAGGCAGGAAATAATGTATCACCTGCAGCCGGAAAAGATTATTATGATCTGATCCTTGGTGAAAATGGTGTATTTGCCAAAGTGGAAGATGATGGATTTGGCGTATCTGGAGCAATTGCGGCAATGACCTTTAAATCAAAACTCCGTGGACTGCGCGATACTACAGGTCAGCCGATCTTCAAGAATAATATGCAGGAAGTGTCAAGATATACATTAGATGGAGCACCGATTACATTTCCTGAGAACGGTGGATTTTATCCGGATATCGCACAGCTGGTAGTTGGCGATTTTAGCCAGGCGGTATATTCCATCAGGCAGGATGTTACAGTGAAAATCTTGGATCAGGGTGTAATTCAGGACCCGGCCACAAAAGAGATCGTATACAACCTTGCACAGCAGGATATGACCGCAATCCGAATTGTATTCCGTATGGGATGGGCACTTCCAAACCCGGCAACACGTATGAATGAAGACCGTACAGGATGTGCGTTTGCTTACCTGGAACCAGGGACACCACTTACAACCCAGAAAGTTACATTTACAGTGACTGAGGAAAGTGGTGCAAGTAAAGGAACCCGCATCAATGTGGATGGAGCAATCCTTGTTACCGATGATAACGGAAAGGCAGAATTTAATCTCCGTGCGGGATCATACACTGCGAAGATTACCAAAAAAGGATTTGCTTCAATGACAGAAACAATTGTTGTAGAGAAGACAGCAGTAACCAAAGAGATTACACTTGTGGCTCAGAAATGACAAAGGAGTGAAACCTGATGTATGTGAATTACGGATATTACGAATCAAAATATCTTCTGGGCAGGGAACCAACTGTCCCGGAAGATGATTTCTTGTTCTGGGAAAAGCAGACAGAGAGGGTACTGAATCAGTACACATTCGGCCGCCTGAACGCCGATACAGAGCTTTTGAGTGATGAGGTGAAAGATTGTGCATGTGAACTCACAGAACTTTTATATCAGGCAGATAAGAGTACACAGCAGGTCATAGTACAGGGTGGTGTACTGCAGTCATATTCTAATGATGGAGAATCCGGAACCTTTGATCTGTCACAGTCTACTTTTACAGAAGGAGGCAAGGCAAAGAAGATCAGAGAAATCATTCATCGGCATCTTGGAAATACAGGACTCTTATATCGGGGAGTGTGATCATGAATCAGAATTACATCCACACGATCACTTTATATAATCGTATCCAGGCAGCAGACAGCGAAGACAAAAGGGAGCACTGGCAAAGAACCGTGCTCCATAACTGCTTCTGGAAATCGGAGGTAAAGACCAGTTTCAGCGGAACACAGGCAAGTGTACAGAATACTTACGTTGCCAGGATCCCGGAGGATGAAAGGTATCGTCCATATGCAGAATATGTCAAAGATTCGGAAGGACATTTCACCATGTCTCAGGGAGATATCGTGATCTATGGCGAATGTACAGAGGAAATCACAGGAGCATCCGGACAGACCGCCGCCCAGATCATGAACCACCACAAGCCGGATGCTTTTAAAGTGACTGCATCTGCAGATAACACGAAGTTTCCTGTTGCAAAGCATTACCGCCTGGGAGGATAAGCCATGGATGTAAAACTTGAGTGGAAGAAATCTCCGAAAGAGATTGCCAAGGAAAAAGTCGGCGGTCGGGACAATATGCTGTTTCTTGCGAATCAGGCAGCAGAGCTCATGGATCCGTATGTTCCAGCAGATAACATGGCGCTTGCACAGAATATCGTTATTACTGCAGATGATGATTGTGGACACATCACATACGCCAGCCCTTACGCCCATTACCAGTGGGAAGGCGAGCTGTACGGACCAAACTATCCGATCACGGACGGGGGAGAAATTGTTGGTTTCTACTCCCCGCCACACAAAACACCGACAGGAAAAAGGCTGCAGTACAGCGATTTCCGGCATCCGCTGGCAACAGATCACTGGGACAAGGCAATGATGACAGCGAGAAAAGGCGACCTTGCGAGAGCCTATGAGAATCATCTGAAAGGAAAAACATAATGACAAAGCATGAGGCAGTAAAAGCATACTTTGAGCCTAAAGTGGAAGAACTGGCAGGAACCCTGTTAAACTTCAATTTTTCCCCGGAGGCTCGGGACAGTATTTCGCTGATTACAAATTATTCCGACAAGGTCAGAAAAAAGTACATCACTGGAAACGTACAGAAAGAATATGGATTTTCCATCATTATCGTAAAACCGTACTCTTCTGAACAGGATGATCTGAATCTGGAGGCTATGAATTTTGCCCAGGCATTCATGGACTGGATGGATGAGCAGAATGAGAAGAAAGAATATCCGGATCTTGGAGAAAACTGCACGGTAGAGAGAATGGAAAACCTTCAGAACATGCCAAACCTGTCTGGAGTAAATTGCGAGGCAGGATTGGCACGTTACATGATACAGGCAAGAATTATTTACAGAGAAAGGAACGTGAACGTATGAAATTACAGAGAAAAGCACTGAAGCATTATCTTGATTATACATTCAAGAGAGAATTAAAATCAGCAGCCTGGGAAGTTCTGGGCGATGACATCGAAGATATGTCTGTAGAATTGAATCCGGATACTGACCAGAAGGAGAATATTCTCGGACAGATCAGAACCTCCGACAAAGGATATAAACCATCTATAAGCGCAGACCCGTATTATGCAGATCCGGAGAAAAAGATTTATCCAAAGATCAGAGAAATTGCTATGGATCGTCTGAGAGGGGATAAGTGCAAGACTTACATGCTGGAAGTGATCGTGGAAGATACCAGTGCGGCCAAGCAGTTGGCATATGTACAGGAAGTTATGGTAAAACCGCAGTCTTACGGTGGAGATACGGAAGGGGTAGACTTCCCGTTTAATATACTGGAGGATGGAGAAAGAATCAAAGGCTATGTTACTTCTGAGTCACTGAATACAGATTCTCCGGTATTTACGGAAGGAGCAATTGAAGCAGCGTAAACAGACATAAAACTGAATAGGGGTGTCAGAGATGGCACCCCGTCCTTTTTTTATGCCCAAATTTAAGGTTTAAGGTGTCCGATTCGGACACCCAAGGAGGAATAGAATGGCTTCATTAGAAGAAAAAACAAATGAGATCATCATCGAGGATGGTAGTAAAACTTATGAGATTAAGAACCGGCAGGGAAAGAAACTGGCAGAGTTCTGTTTCCGCCCGGCAGATACCAATATTCTTTCCAGATACGAGGATGTCAGAAAATTCTTTAATGAGTTTAAGATTCAGGATGAGGATGAGATTGTAGAATGCCAGCAGAAAGTAATTGAACAGCTGGATTATTTGGTAGATGCAGACACAGGAAACACATTCTTCAGTATCATGGGACCATTTTCACCGATGCCGGATGGTTCTTTGTTCTGCGAAACGTGTCTTGATACAGTATGCAGCGTCATTAGTAAAGAATTTGATGTACGTCTGGAGAAAGCAAAAAGCCGCGTAAACAAATACACAGCGAAGTACCATTCTTCCGGAAGAAGATACACCAAGAAGAAACGTCGTCATGGATGATCAGTGGAGACTTCCGGAAACCATTGAGTTAGGCGGCGAAGAATATGATATTCGGACTGATTTCAGGGCAATCCTGGATATCCTGAAGGCGGCATCAGATCCTGAGTTATCAGATTCGGAAAAAGCGGAAGTAATGATCAAGATCCTCTACTGGGATTATGAAGAGATTCCGGTAGAACTGCTGGATGAAGCCGCACAAAAAGGCAAAGAGTTCATTGACTGCGGGATCACCGGCGAAGGCAAAAATAAAGTTCAGTTAATGGACTGGGAGCAGGATTCGCCCATCATTGCACCCGCGGTCAATAAAAATATCGGGAAGGACATCCGTTCTATGAAATACATGCACTGGTGGACTTTCCTTGGTGCCTATATGGAGATTGCAGACGGGCTGTTCAGCCAGGTGCTCTACATCCGCCAGAAGAAAGCCAAGGGCAAGAAGCTGGAGAAATGGGAGATGGAGTTCTACAAGAACAATAAGAAGCTGATCGACCTTAAACAGACGGTAAGAAAACGGTCAGCCGAGGAAGAAGCAGCCTTGAATGAGCTGTTTGGAATCAAGAAGTAGTGAGGTGGTTGCGTGGCAGATGGAACAGTAACGATCGATGCAGAAGTAAATGAAAAAGGTGTCGAAGTCGGTGTAAGAGATATCGAAGCTTCCATGAAGCGCATGGCATCTACTGCAGACGAGGCAGGAAACAAAACAAGAAGTGCAGTCCAAAAACAGATGGATGCATTATCTGAATTGAACGATGCCATTAAGGAAACCAGCAAAACGGCATCAAAGGCAGAAAAACAGGAATTTACGATAACCAGAGCACCTGAAGTAAATTACGATTATGACGGTCCTCTCCGTGAGCCTACAATGGTAAGTCCTGAGAGTCTGGGATATTCCAAAGAAGCTATGGAAGCAATAGAAGAAATAAGTCAAAAAGCTGAAGTTTCAGAGGAACATATAGCAGATCTTAACGCAGAACTGCAGAAGCTCAAGGAAAGTCAGAAAGAACTGGCAAAGGCAGGCGTAGGTCTTGGCTATGAAGAATTTGACCGGAACACAGCAAGGATTGCAGAAATCAATGACGAGCTGAAAAATTATAAAAAAGAGATCACAGGTGCCGAAGAAAAAAACTGGTTAAAGGAACTGGGCGAGAATGCTGAGATTTCCGAAGAACATATTGTAGAACTCAATGCAGAACTTCAGAAATTGAAGGAAAGACAGGGAGAACTGGGAAAAGCCGGTATTGGACTTGGCTATGAAGAATTTGATCACAATGCTGCAAGGATTGCAGAGATTAACGCTGAGTTGAAGGAATATCAGAGAGAAGTATCCAATGCAGAAGCAAAGTCTGGTCCTTTAGCATCTATGTGCGAAAAACTTGATAGAATGTCCAGCAGGCTTGCACAGAAAGGCATGAAACAGCTCAAATCCAGTATGAAGAGCCTAATCCGCACCGTGGAGAAACTGAGCATGAAGCTTCTGAAACTGTCAGCAAGTTCCATTGCAGGCGGTATCCGGAAGATATCCTCAGGTATCTTCAGCATCCACAAGTCGGCCAACAAGAGCACCTCGTCGCTTGGTACGATGACCAAGGCGATACGGACGTTGCTGAAATACAGCATCGGTATCCGCAGTCTGTATGTTCTGATGAACAAGCTGCGGAGTGCAGCAGTCGAAGGATTCCAGAATCTTGCACAGTACAGCGGCACGACTAACAACAGCATCTCCATGCTGCAGTCATCCCTGACACAGCTGAAGAATGCCCTTGCGACAGCATTTGCTCCGATCTTGACAGTGGCTGCCCCGATTCTGGTGCAGTTTATCAACCTGCTTTCCCAGGCACTTACTTATGTGGGGATGTTCTTTGCGGCCTTAACCGGTCAGAAGACATTCACGAAAGCAGTATCTGTCCAGCAGGATTACGCGGCCAGTCTTGACAAGACAGCGGACAGCGCCAAGAAAGCGGCGAAAGCCCTGGAAGGCTACCTGAGCCCGCTTGATGAGATCAACAATTACGATGATGGCAGCGACAGCTCTTCGTCAGATGGAACCGGCGGCGGTTACACAGGTCCGACACCGGATCAGATGTTTGAAGAGGTTCCGATCAAGAACTCCATCAAGGGCATCGCCGACAAGATCCGCAAGCTGATCAAACAGGAAGACTGGGAGGGACTTGGAAAGTACTTAGCCCAGTGCATCAACAAGGGACTGAAATATGTCTATGATGCGATCAGCTGGAAAAACGTTGGACCGAAGGCCACAGAGTTCTGTGATGCATTCACAAGGACCTTTAACAGTCTGGTCGATAACATTGACTGGGACCTTATGGGACGCACCGTTGGAGCCGGGATCACGACACTGATCAGGACGTTCAACCGCCTTACCGATCCATCGACAGGCATCAACTTCAAAAGGTTTGGAAGTGGAATCTCCCAGGGCTTACGGGGAATGATCGATGAAGTACCGTGGAGAGAGTTTGGAAACGCTCTCGGAAACAAGTTTATGATCGCGTGGCGGATGTTCGATGGCTTTGTGCAGGATATGGCCAGAAAGAACGATGCCGGGATCACAGGCTGGCAGGAACTTGGAAATGCAGTGGCAGAAGCCCTGAATGGCATTTCTGACAAAGTAAACTTCTCTGATATCGCAGATTCCCTGGCAACAGGAATCAATGGCGCATTTGAGAGCCTGGCGCAGTTCACAGAAGATTTTGACTGGGATGAAGTAGCGGAAAATATCGGCAACGGAATCGCGACTTTCATACAGGATTTCAAATGGAAAGAAAATGGAGAGGCACTTGGAGATTTCCTTTCTCATCTGTGTACGGCACTTACGGATGCCATCACACCAGACACTTTTTATGATCTGGGTAAAGGGATTGGAGATTTTCTTGGACAGTTACCATGGATTCAGATTCTTAAAACAGCAGGAAAAATGATAATCCTTGGAATCGCCGGAGCATTAGAAGGAATGTGGGAAAGTGAAGGGTTACCGGGGAAAATTACGGCTGTGATCAGTGCAGCGTTTCTTGCAGTAAAAATCGGACAGATTACAGGACTTAGTTCATTTGTAGGTTCCCTTGTTGCAAAATTGGGGGCGAAATTACTTGCGACAGAATCTGTTTCAGCCTTGTCAGGAAGTCTTTCGGGTCTTGTGAACAGTGGCCTGAGCGGTGTAACAGGAGCACTTGGCAATCTTGTTTCTTCTGCACTTCCAGTCGTCGGTACAGCAGGATTGATCGCCGTAGCAACAGCAGGTACTGTGGAGCTGACAAAGAAGATCGCAGAACTGGTAGAAAAAGCGCAGGGCGGAAACGGCATCCTCTCACAGACAGGAGGCTATCTCCATGACTACACAGGAGCGATGAGCAGCGCGCATGCGATTACGCAGGAGCAGGCAGAAGATCTCTGGAAACTGATCGAGGCAGATGAATCAGCCGGAAAAGCAAACAATGAGATGTACGACGACATGATCCAGAAGCTCACAGAATATGGCGTATCTGCAGATAAGGCAAGAGGAATCTTGGAGCAGTACGGAGCACAGGCAGGAGTTTCCGCAGAATTTGTGGAAGATATGACTGCAAAAGTAGAAGCTTTTGGAACCGGCTTTTCCGAAACAACAGGCAAGATCGATACCTCTTCCATCACGGTGAAAGATGCGATCAAAGGTGTCAGGGATGTTCTATATGATCTGAGCATGACTTCGAGTGATTATGCCGGTACTTATCAGGGCATCCTGAGCAGCTTTAATAACACAAGTGGTTCAGCGGCAACAGCTCAGGAAGCGTTTGACATGGTATACAATGCCATGAAAGATGCAGGCGTGCCGCTGGATGAATTGAATAAGGCTCTTGCAGAGAGATTTCCAAGTGCCACTGTAGCGGTAAAAACCAGCGTAAGCAAGAATATTGTTGGAGCACAGGAAACAGTGAGCAGTGCAACCGGTAAGATGAAGACAGATGCGGAATCAAATCTCTCAGATGTTCAGAAGGCAGCAGAGGACGCAACTAGCGGCGTAAACACTGCTACTGTTACGAACTGGGGAAGTTCTTCGGAGGAAGTTTATAAGAACGTACGCCAGATGAAGATTGATGTAAGTACTGGATTGGGAGAGATGGATAAAACCGTAAGGAGTCATTTTGGAAGCCAGTACAATATCATGACAAAGAAATGGGAAGATGCAGCAAAGCGCATCACCGGAAACGGACAGATCATTGATGAGATGAAAGCATCTATCAATCGCAAGATGGAAGGAATCGCCCGGAATATGCAGTCTGCAGGAAAAAACTGGGGAAATAACCTTGCAAATGGATTATCTGACAGCGCAACAAGAGGAATTGAGCAGGCTCTCAATGCAATCGTGCGAAAAGTAAATGATACGATCAATAATATCAATGGAGCACTCAGTAATATAGAGCATGCCTTTACATTTACTTACACGTATCAGAATCCTGTTACCGGATTTACTGACAGGTATACTTCATGGATGAACCTTTCAAGAGTAAACAGTGTGCCATACCTTGCAAGCGGAGCTGTCATTCCACCGCGATCGGAGTTCCTGGCAGTCCTGGGTGATCAGAAAGCCGGAAATAACATCGAAGCTCCGGAGAATCTTCTGAGAAAGATCGTCCGGGAGGAATCACCACAGAAGCAGGATGGCAACACCTACAATGTATCGGTGACAGCTTCCGGAAGAAAATTACTGAATATCATCCTGGAAGAAGGAGAACTTCAGAGAAGCAGGAACGGTGGACGAAATCCATTTAAGCTGGGAGAGGAGTGGTGAGATGGCCGATCTGAAAAAAGAAGGATTTACAGTAGACGGGGTTGCAATTGCGCCCCCAACTACTTATAAGCCGGTATTTGCAACTACAAGTACCAAAAGCTCTAAAAGAGACCAGGAGCTGACGATGCACAACAGCCCGATGGGAACGATTGGAGGATATGATCTTACCTGGGACGTTTTGTCGTGGGAAGAAATCGCGGCGATCCTGAACGGAATGATAAATAAATCAGAATTTTCTTTCCATCACAAGGATCCTACAGTTCCAGGTAAATGGATCGATCGGACATTCTACGCATCGAATTTCAATATGGCAGCTCAGACTCTGGAAGACAACGAAGAAAAATGGACAGACCTGGCTATCAACATAAGGAGGATAGAAAAGAATTGATCAACGTTTCGGAACAGTTAAAAGAAGAATCAAAAAAGAACCACAATTATTATGTGACAGCAAATGTGACCCTGGCAGACGGGACGAAACTTTCTCTTGAAAAGAAAGACTTTTATCTGGACGGGAACGGGATCATCGATGCTGCAGATAGCAGCGATTTTCCGGTCGGAGTGGCAATCGAGAAGACAGCTACACTTTCCCTTGTCAATGATAAAGGACAGTTTGACAAGTACAGCTTCAATAAAGCAGTATTCGTCATTTTTATGAATTTACAGTTGTCTGACCGTCTGGAAACCTTTAAAAGAGGTAGTTTCATCGTGTGCAAGAAACCGGCAATCGATGGCGAAATCAACCTGACATTGCTTGACTATATGAGCAAGGCAGACCTTACCTATAAGACGAACTTAAGCTTTCCGTGCACAGCAAGAGAGGTCCTGGAAGATGCATGTCAGCAATCCGGTATCGTGCTTGGGGGTGCAGAGTTTCAAAACTCGGATTTTCAGGTCAACAAGGCACCGGAAAATACAACATTCCGCGTGGTGATCGGCATGGTTGCCGCCCTTGCCGGAGGAAACGCAAGGATTGATGAAGATGATCTCCTGAGGATTATAACATTTGATCAAAAAGAAATACATCATGAATTATCTGCAGTCAGTGACGTGCAGGTAGACACGGATCCTGTAGTTATCACCGGGATTAAGTATACCGAAGGGGATGACAGCTATTTATATGGCACAGAGGGATATGTGCTGGAACTGAAAGAGAACCAGCTTCTTTCGGGAAATGCAGAGGATGGAGTGAAACGGATCGGACAGATCCTGAATGGATTCGAGATCATGCCATTTTCTCTGTCACATCCACCAATGGGATACATTACTTTTGGAGACACCGTCCATTTCAAGGACAACAGAGGAATAGAGCATACCACCTATGCTACAGATGTGGAATTCAAGTTTGCAGATTCTCTGGAGCTTGCCTGCGATGCCAAAAGTGTGGAAGAACAGGGAGCAGAGTTTCCAGGAGGCGGGCAGAGCCAGATTATTGTAGAACAGGTCAATAAGGCAGTAGATAAAAAGATGACCGCCTACGATATCAAACTGAAACAGGCGAATGAACTGGCGGCCAACTGTTTGGGATTCTGGTACACGGAAGTAACCCTGGAAGACGGATCTGTGATCACATATCGACACAATAAGCCGAAACTGGAAGAATCCAAGATCGTATACAAAAACGCCGCAGAAGGGTCCTTTGTTACCAACGATTACCAGGGGACCGATGAAGCTACCACACAGGCTGGCAAATGGAAGGCTGCTTTTGATAGCAATGGGGACGCTGTACTAAATATTTTGTACGCGATCGGCATCCAGGCTGGATGGATCAACACGAGAGGACTCACCGCAAAGGACAATGACGGGAATATCACGTTCCGGATCAACGAGACGACAGGCGACGTAGAGATAGATGCGGACAATTTCTTTCTTGGAAAGACCAGCTTGAGCGAACGTCTTGAGGACATGGAGAATACGATAGCATCAGGGAAAAATCTGTCGATAATATTGGATAATGATTACCAGAGCATCCCTGTTGATGCCAATGGAAATGTTATTGGAGAATTTCCTTCTGTGCAGACAACAGTAATGGTTAAGTACGGCACAGAGGACATTACATCAGACTGCAGCTTTAAGGTTTCGACGTCCGATGGAGTTGAAGGTGTGTGGGAGAAAGACCTGCATACCTACACTGTGACAAAACTGTCCGCAGATTCTGCATGGATTGAATTCCGTGCGACATACCTGCAGACGCTATCTCTTTCCAAGAAATTTAAAGTAAGCAAGCTGTATGCCGGTAAAGATGGCGATGACGGAAAGGGAATTGCAGATACGCAAATCACTTACCAGGTATCGGATTCTGGGACCTCTGTTCCAACAGGAACCTGGGTTTCTTCTGTTCCAAATGTTCCGGTTGGAAAATATTTATGGACAAAGACCGTTACCATCTACACAGATAATACCAAAACAACAGCTTACTCTGTGAGCAGAGCTGGTGAGGATGGAACAGATGGGAAAGGTATTACAAACACAGAGATCACCTACCAGGGAAGTACTTCAGGAACTGTTGTGCCGACAGGGACATGGACCAAGATGATCCCTTCCGTGCCGGCAGGACAGTATCTTTGGACAAGGACAGTCTTCACCTATTCAGACGGAACTACCAAAACGGCATATTCAATTGGTATGATGGGAGAACGAGGACTTCAAGGACTGCAGGGAGAAAAAGGCGAACAGGGCATTCCTGGTGAAAAAGGAGCAGATGGAAGAACGACTTATTTTCATATTAAATACAGTTCTATTGCGAATCCGACCTCATCTTCCCAGATGTCTGAGAAACCAGACACTTATATTGGTACCTATGTGGACTTCACAGAGAAAGATAGTACAGATCCGAAAAAGTACACTTGGAGCAAATGGGAAGGCAAAGATGGTGAAAAAGGGATTCCCGGAGTAAATGGTGCGGACGGAAAGACATCTTATCTGCATATCGCCTATGCCAATAGTGCGGATGGAAAAACGGGCTTCTCAAAATCAGACAGCACCGGAAAGATATATATCGGCCAATACACCGACTATGAGGAAGACGACAGCTCTGATCCAGCCAAGTACAAATGGACTAGGATCAAAGGCGAGGACGGACGAACCTATTTTATCGAGCTTTCTGCAAATGCAGTAAAAAGAGGGCAGGACAATCTGATCGTTCCGGAAACGATCACAGCATCTGCTTACTATAGAGACGGCACGAATGCGAGCAGGGTTGTGTATTCTGGCAGATGGAAGATCCAGACCTCTACAGATGGCACAATCTGGAAGGATATATACACTTCCTCATCAAACGAGAGTGCAAAGACATGGACCATCAAGAATCTTTCTAAAGATATCGTATCTATAAGATTTGTACTGTATGCTGCAGGTGGGACAACACAGACGATAGATATGCAGACAATACCGGTCCTTGTAGATGTCGCAGCTCTTACCCATGAAGAGATCTTTGACCTTCTTACTGATTCTGGAAAAATAAAAGGTCTTTACAAGATCGGAGATCAGCTCTACGTATCATTTTCCTACGCACGAGGCGGAGAGCTTGGACTGGGAGGAAAAAATAACGGGAATGGTATTCTCACAGTTTATGACGATTCAGGAAACATGTCATACAGATTAACCAATAACGGTCACGCTTTTTATAATGAGTCAGGTCAGTGCACTTCTGCAATGATAGACGGAAAGATTCTTTTTCCGGACAAAGCATTCACAATTACTGCAGGCAAATGGTCTGCTACTCAAAAAGGATTTATCTATGGATCAAAGGGGATGAACCGTTTTAGCGGACGCGTATACGGAAACACAGACGGTACGATCAAATTCGACTACACCACGGAGTCTTTTGACGGCTATTACGAGCCTATATTTATCCAGAACAATGAAATATATGGATTTTTTGACACGTTAAGGGCGAGAGAAAGTCTGATAGCAGGCGAATTGACTGGAATGCCGGACAATGACAAAACGGTCAGGATAAATGTTCGAAGCGCTATGAGCGTTTGGTCAACGCTGAAATTGTATAACCTGACGCATGTTTCTTCGGGCGGACATCTGGTATTCGCAAGCGATGGGGCGACGCTGGCCTACATGGCTTCTTCGTCCAAACGTTACAAGGAAGTTGAAGAAAACCTTGGATGTATGGAGCAGTGGTACAACATCCAGCCGGTATGGGCGAAATATAAAGAAGGATACCTCGCGGAAACAGACAAACTGAACGGAAAATACATACCGATGTTCTTGGCAGAGGATGTAGAAAAAAACATGCCGGAGGCGGCAGTGTACAACAAAGACGATAAAATTGAGGACTGGAATTATCGTGTGATGATTCCGGCAATGTTCGTAATGTTGAAAGAACAGCACGCAGAGATTCAAGAACTCAAGGAACAGTTAAGGAGATGATGAAATGCTGATTGCAAATTTCTCCCGCAGGGGAGAAGAAATCGAAATTAACGAGGAACTCTGGCAGTGGGATTATGGCCAGAAGATTCAGATTACCGGTTTAAATCTTCCGGAAATTTTTGAAGTACATTTTTCTTGGAAAGACTTGGAGACAGCTAAAGTAGTAACTGGTGCCACTGTTGATGGAATATCTACTGTAGATATCCCAAACGCGGCTTTGCAGCAGAAGAGGATGATCACAGCCTATATCTATATCTCGGATCCGGAAGAAGGGAAAACGGTAAATACTATCTACATGATGGTAAACAGCAGAAAAGCCCCGGAAGGGTTCGAGATTCCGGAGGATATAGACTTGTTTCACCACACTCTTGCAGCAGCCGCAGAATATCAGAGACGGGCAGAGAAGGCGAAAAACCAGTCGGAAGCGAAAGCAGAGGAAGCAGAATCGTGGGCTCACGGACACGAGAAATATCCGGATCGAACCAAGGACAATGCGAAATATTATGCAGCTCAGGCAGCAGGCGCAGTAGAAGAAGTTTCCGGAAGAACCAAGAAGGCAAAAGAAGACATTGATAATTATGCTCGTCAGAAAGAAACTGAACTCAAAGGTGATACCGGAAACGTAAATTTTGCCGCGTTCAAAGTTGTAAAAGGACGTTTGAAAATGTATTCTGACCCAACTGTAGACAAGGTATGCTTCCGGCGCGTTGGAAGCCGGTTAAAATACAGACTGAAAATATAAGGAGGAACTTATGGAAGCAGTAAATCATTACAGCGAGACAGATCTTGGAAACGTCTCTCCAAATCCCAGAGGAGAGTATGATCCAAAAGAACCTTATGAATATCTTGATCTGGTAAGTTATCAAGGCGGCTCTTACCTCTGTTTAGCAGAACTTGAGACCACTATCACCGGCACAGCTCCGGATCCGGGACGCAATACAGAATTCTGGCAGATGCTTACTCTTCCGGGAGGTCTTACACCAGAGAGCATTGCGATGCACGATGATACAGTCAATCATGCACGGCAGGCAGAATCCTCAAGGCTTGCCGCAGAACTCGCTCAGCAGGCCACAGAGGACGCACAGGCGGACGTACAGCAGTTACATACCGATACACGCCAGGCGGCCGCAGAAGCTGGCCAGAGCCGCGACAGTGCCGCAGGCTATGCTCAGTCCGCAGATACATCCAGAAAAGCGGCAGCAGAGTCAGAACAGAATATCAATGCACAGGTTACTGGTTTCGATACCAAGGTGTCCGAATCGGTCACCCAGGCACAGGAAGATATTGCTAATGCAAGGCAGCAGGCGATCCGGGCTGTAGCGAGCCAGCAGGTTACATCCACCCAGGCTGTAAAAGATCAGACTGCAGACTATATCTCCGAAAAAAAGGCAGAAGCTCTCCGGACGATCACATTACATACCGATCAGGAGATCACAAGGGCCAACGCGGAAGTTGCAGACATCAAAAACGCATTAGACAGATCGGTCGAACAAGCGCAAAAGGTAGACTCCGATATTACACGAGCACTTTCGGCAGCTAATACCGCAGCTGCAAACGCTGCAAGGGCAGCAGAAAAAGCCAATGCCGCTGGCGAAGCAGCAGAAAAAGCGGAAGCGACAAGAAATAAAAACGAAGAGACCAGAAAAAAGAATGAAGAAACCAGAAGTGCTAAAGAAACAGAGAGAATAACGGCAGAAACAAACCGACGGACTGCAGAAACAAAAAGAGCAGAAGAAAGTGCAAAGGCGATTGAGAATGCAAACAATGTGGCCAATGCCCTTAAGGAATACACTGCTGGCGAAGCAGATGTGGCGTACAAAGAAAAAGTTGCAAAAGCAACATCAAAAGCACAAGTGGACGATTTGTTTGCAGAATGGTGGAAATTTCAGTATAAACCAGAAATCTATTCGAAAGCAGATATGATGGAGAGATGGTTCGGAAATGTTCTGGAAGACGACCGGATCCACGGCGAAAAACAGCCATTATACTCCAAGAGTACATCTATGATCGGAGAACTTACAGACGATTCCACAGGTCTTGTTTGTACGCCGTCCACAGAAACTACAGCTGGTTCAGACCCATTTGCGCATCTCCCGCAGTTTTGGTGCATTGAAGTAGCCGTAGAAAAGAATGCTGATGGATCACATGAAATCTTTTATGTAGAGCATATTGACGATACAAAAGATGTAAGATCCGGAGAGCACCTTTGCTGGGTATTACAGAAAAACACCTGGAAGCGAGAATGGAAGGACGGAGAGTATAAATACCTGAAGACCAGATGCCACCCAGCATCTGGTTACGAGAGATGGCCGGAGGGTACAGACAGAACCGGAAAAGTCCATGAATACATGGCGCATCCGAAATACTATGCCGGCATTGGAGCAGATGGAAAGATCACCTGCGGAACTGGCCTGAAACCATTAAACCGTATGTCACACCAGACGGCAGTTTCAAAATGGAGAGCAAGAGGAACGCAGTACGCCGGAGCATCCGGAAGTCTTGCGAAATTTTTGGATGCAATGGTGCGTCTGAAATATGGCAGAAAAGGAAATTCTGGAAAAATCGAAGGCTGCACAAGCTACAATTTCCAGTACACGGCGGCGATAAGTGAAACCGGAGTGCAGAGAGTGATCC